AGAAGATATCGCGAAACAGCAATGTATGCTGATTGTGATGCTGCTATTGAAGACATCGTTAATGAATCTATCATCGCTGAGTCTGACGACCAAGCTGTTAAGATTGACTTAGATAAAGTTAAATTATCTGAATCAATTAAAAACAAAATCAGAGCAGAGTTTGATGAAGTTCTTCGTTTGTATGACTTTGATGATAAAGGTCATGACATTTTCCGTCAATGGTATATTGATGGTCGTAGTTACTACAATGTGCTTCTGGATCCAAAAAATCCAAAGGCTGGAATTCAAGAACTTCGTTACGTTGATCCACGTAAAATTCGCAAGATTAAAAATGTGGAAAAGAAAAGAAACGAACGAGGTGTAGATATCGTTGTCAAGAATGAAGAATATTACTTGTATAACGATAAGGGTATTAGCGAAGCTACAGTACAGGGTGTTAAACTTTCTGTAGATTCTATTGTTTATTGTCCATCTGGTTTGATGGATCAAAACTCTGGTATGATGCTTTCTTATTTACATAAAGCAATCAAACCAGTAAATCAATTAAAGATGATTGAAGATGCGGTAGTTATCTACCGTATATCACGTGCTCCAGAAAGACGTGTGTTTTACGTAGACGTTGGTAACTTACCTAAGTTAAAAGCTGAACAATACGTAAATGATATTATGAACAAGTTTAGAAATAAGATTGTTTATGATGCAACTACTGGTGAGACTCGCGATGATCGTAGACATCTATCAATGATGGAAGATTTCTGGATGCCACGTCGCGAAGGTGGTAAGGGTACAGAAATTACCACACTTCCTGGTGGACAAAACCTTGGTGATATCGAAGATATTCGTTATTTCCAAAGAAAATTGTATCAGGCATTAAATGTTCCAATGTCACGTTTAGAATCTTCAACTGGATTTGCTCTTGGTAGATCTACTGAAATTACACGTGATGAAATTAAGTTTAATAAATTTATCCAGCGTTTACGTAAAAAGTTCGCTGCCTTATTTAATGGTGCTTTACGTGTTCAGCTTATTGCAAAGAACATAATTACACCAGATGATTGGGAAATGTTAGAGCAATCAATTCAATATGACTTCCAGCAAGATAATAATTTTGCAGAATTAAAAGATAATGAATTGATGTTACAAAGACTAGCTGCTCTGCAACAAGTAGAACCTTATATTGGAAGATTCTATTCTTCTACTTGGATTCGTAAAAATATCCTACGTCAAACTGATGAAGAAATGGATATTATGGATAAAGAGATGGAAGAAGATAAGATGCGTGCGTTTGATCAGGCTGAACAGCAGGGTCAAATCGCTGGTGTTACACAAGTTGCTCAACAGCAACACTTGGCTGATAATGGTTTTGGTGGCAATGAACAGTCACCAACTGATAAAGGAGAATGATAATGAGTGAATCCGTACATAATTTAATTACTGCAATTGCTTCTGGCAATGCTATAGATACAGAAAATGCTTTTAATGCAGCAATGGCAGAGAAAATTTCTGCTAGATTAGATGATATGAAAATTTCTGTTGCTCAGAATTTATTTAAGGGTGAAGCCCAAGTAGAAACTACTGAAGATCAAGAATGAAATATAGAGAGTTCGTAAAGACTGTTAAATCTGACGATAAGTCAATAGATAATACACGTCAAGAAATCGTTAAAGAGTCTTACGAAGAAATCGAAGATGGTCGAATCGCTACTATCATAAAAGAATACCACGACATTAAAGTAACGAATACACTAATAGAATCATATAAAGAGTTAGCTTCTTCTAATATATTTACTGTTGACCCAATCGTACAAAAAATTAGAAACTTAAATAAATTAGATTCGATCATCGAAGGTAAAATTCACTATCAATTAAATGATGGATGTGTAGTTACAATAAATGAACAGACACAAGAACAACTAAATAATTTGTTGAACAATCAAAAAGAAATAGTTGAGTATATGAGAGAAAGTAAAAGCAATTTCTTTCATGTTCTTAATAAAATTAAGGAATAAAGATGGCATTAACTAAAAGCATCTTAAAGATGACCGAAACCGAAACAGTTGTTAAAGTTGCTGGTGCGGGTGGTGATACTACCATCTCATTAGATGTAGATTTACTTGACGTCAATCAAGTGTTCGTTGCAGCTACTTCTTCTGAGTTAATAACTTTACAAGAATCTTATGATGACGCTTTACAAAATTTAGCTGACGTGTTTGATTCATACTCATCTGACCCGAACTATCCATTCGGTGCCACTTTACCTGTATCTCATCTAACATATTCACAACTTATCGTAAATGCTCCTGGCATAGTTCCAACACCATTACTTCCTGCAGCACTGAATGTTCAACATATTAGAAGCGATTTACTAGAAGCTATTGGTGCGAATGTCACTATAACAGGAGTTCGTTGGAATGGTGAACTTGGTAACACTATTAAAATTTCAAGAAACTCTGTAAGAGTTCTTACTTTACCAACTGAGTCTGCAGATTATATCGCATTTGATGGCCAAGAAATGCCACCAGAAAAGACTGAATCTGATTATGATATAGTAGTTGAACAAACTGGTACAGGTCAAATTGAACTGTATTTAAAGTTGAGAAAAGTTTCTGGTTATGCACCAAAAGTTGAGACAGCTGAATTCAGCGTCTATGACGACACTAACACAGTAGGAAGCTAAAATGAGATTAATTAAAGAAGTCTTTGATACAACTAACGTAATCGTTGAATCAAAACTAGGTAAACCAAAACAATATTTCATTGAAGGTGTTTTCCTTCAATCAGAATTAAAAAACCGTAACGGACGTATGTATCCAGAAGCAGTTATGGATAAAGAAGTTAAGCGTTACTGTGAAGATTATGTCGCCAAGAATCGTGCTTATGGTGAGTTAGGTCACCCAGAAACACCATCTATTAACTTAGATCGTGTTTCTCACATTATTACTGACCTACGCAAAGAAGGTACGAACTACATTGGCAGAGCAAAGATTCTTGAAACTCCAATGGGTATGATTGCACGTGGTCTATTAGATGGCGGTGCAAACCTTGGTGTATCAAGTAGAGCACTTGGTTCTCTTCAAATGAACAAAGAGGGTGTTCAAGTGGTTCAGGACGACTTTATGCTGTCAACTGCAGCTGATATCGTTGCTGATCCATCCGCTCCAGATGCATTCGTTCAGGGCATTATGGAAAGCAAGGAGTGGGTTTTCGTTGATGGAAAGTTTGTGGAGAAGCATATCGATGAAGTTAGATCAATGATCAAGAAAGCGTCATCAAAGAATTTAGAAGAAGCGAAAATAATCGCTTTCCAGAAGTTTCTGAGAGAAATCAGATAAATAATAAATAATTACATAGAACTATTCCAGTTAGGAGAAAACGATGTCAATCGAACAAAAAATCGCTGAACTTCTTGCCGAATCTAAAGCTGCTGAATTAACTCAGCAAGTTGAAGACCAAGCTGAAGAAGTTATCGCTGAAGAGACAGCTGAAGAAGTTGTAGCTGAAGAAGTTTCTGTAGAAGAAGCTGAAGAAGTTATCGCTGAAGAAGCTGAAGAAGAGTATACTGTTGATGTTTCTGCAGACGTAGAAGCTCTTATCAATGGTGAAGAACTTACTGAAGAATTCAAAACTAAAGCTGCTACGATTTTCGAAGCTGCTGTAGTTACTCGAGTAAAGCAAGAGGTTGCTAAACTTGATGAAGAATATGCTGCTAAGTTAGACGAAGCAGTACAAAAGAATGTAGAGGGTCTTGTTGAACAAGTTGATGGATATCTCAACTACGTAGTTGAGCAGTGGATTGCACAGAATGAATTAGCCCTTGAGCATGGTATGAAGTCCGAAATCCTAGAAGGATTTGTTGCTGGACTAAAAGGTCTTTTCGAAGAAAACTATATTGAAATTCCTGAAGAGAAATTCGATGTATTGGGTTCTATGGAAAGCAAAATCGAAGAACTAGAAACTAAGCTAAACGAACAAGTTGCTGCTAATGTTGAGTTGAGCAAAACTCTTGCTGAACAGAAGCGTATCGAAATCGTTGAGGCTGCATGTGAAGGTTTAACTGACACAGAAGTTGAGAAGTTCAAAGGTCTAGCTGAAGAGTTAGCATACGAAGATGTTGAAACTTTTACTACTAAAGTTAAGACTATCCGCGAAAGCTACTTCACTACCAAAGCACAAGCAGATGTTACATCTGTAGTTACTGATGCTCCAGTAGAGTCATTAGTTGAGGAAAAGAAAGTTGACCCAACTATGGCGAAATATCTACAAGCACTAAACAACTTTAACAAGTAATCTAAAAAGGAAAAACAAATGACTACTCGTCAAGAATTATTAGCTAAATGGGCTCCGATTCTAGAATCAGAAGCTGCCCCATCTATCAAAGACAACTACCGTAAGGAAGTTACTGCTGTTCTTTTGGAAAACCAAGAACGCGAAATGGCAAAACAAAACCAAGTTCTAACTGAAGCTACTCATGCTAACGCTGGTGGTTTAGGTGTTGCACTTGGTGGTGCTGGTACTAACGCAAACATGGCTGGTTACGATCCAGTGTTGATCAGCTTGGTTCGCCGTGCTGCTCCACAAATGATCGCTTATGACATCGCTGGTGTTCAGCCAATGACTCAACCAACTGGTTTGATCTTCGCAATGAAGAGCAAGTATACTAGCCAAGCTGGTACTGAGGCTCTATTCAACGAAGCTGATACAGACTTCTCTGGTACTGGTACTCATGCTGGTGCAAACCCAGTTGACGGTACTTACACTACTGGTACTGGTATGTCTACTGAGACTGCTGAAGGTCTTGGTGATTCAACTGCATTCAACCAAATGGCTTTCTCAATCGAGAAGACTACTGTAACTGCTAAGACTCGTGCTTTGAAAGCAGAATACACTGTTGAATTGGCTCAAGATTTGCAAGCTGTTCATGGTTTGAACGCTGAAGGCGAATTGAGCAACATTCTTTCAACAGAAATCACTGCTGAATTGAACCGTGAAGTAGTTCGTACAGTTTACACTGCTGCTAAAGTTGGTGCTGAAGTTGGTACTGCTACTGCTGGTACTTTCGACCTAGACGTTGACGCTAATGGTCGTTGGTCTGTTGAGAAGTTCAAAGGTCTATTGTTCCAAATCGAACGTGAAGCAAACGCTATCGCTCAGACTACTCGTCGTGGTCGTGGTAACTTCATCATCTGTTCTTCAGATGTTGCTTCTGCTCTAGCTATGGCTGGTGTTCTTGACTATGCTCCAGCATTGTCAACTGGTTTGAACGTAGATGAAGCTTCTACTACTTTCGCTGGTGTATTGAACGGTAAGTACAAAGTGTATGTTGATCCATATTCTGCTAACCAATCTGCTAGCCAGTTCTTCGTAGTTGGTTACAAGGGTACTTCAGCATTCGACGCTGGTTTGTTCTACTGTCCATACGTACCACTACAAAAGGTTAATGCTGTTGATCCTAACACTTTCCAACCTAAGATTGGTTTCAAGACTCGTTACGGTATGGTTGCAAACCCATTCACTAGCTTGTCTTCTGGCCAGAACATCTACTACCGCAAGGTTAAAGTAACTAACTTGATGTAATATTCAAGTTGTATTAAACCTACGTAGATAGGTAATTTAAAAGGGATCTTCGGATCCCTTTTTTTATATGACTAAATATCTGTATGAACAATATTCTTTCTTGCCCTGTACCAGAAAACATTTCTCCATTATCACCTAATGGATTCATGTTCAACATTCAAAAATTGCCAGAAGTTAATTTCTTCTGTCAACAAGTAAACCTACCTGGAATTTTACTTGGTGCTCCAGAATTTGGTAACCCATTTAATACAGCACCGATCCCTGGTGAAACATTGACATACGATCAACTTACTGTTCAGTTCTTAGTTGACGAAAATATGTCAAACTATAAAGCCATATATAACTGGATCGTGGCTTTGGGATTCCCAGAAAATTACACACAGTATGTAAATTTCTTATCTCAATCTGAAGCATTAGTGACATCAGAGTTAGCAAAGAACTACTCAGACGCAACTCTTGCAATTTTAGATGGTTCAAATAATGTTGTGCAAACTGCACAATTTCATGACTTATTTCCAATATCATTAGACTCTCTAGTCTTTCAATCAACAAATCAAGATGTGCAATACCTAGTTGGGAATGCAACATTTAGATACGGTTATTACAAGTTTATTTGACATTTTTGCAATTTAGTAGTAAAATTATTATTACGAAAACTTGGAGTTATTATGAATCTTGAAGAATTACAAAATATGTGGGACATCGATTGCGTCATTGATGATAATTATCTTGGCGAACAGTCAACAGCCACACCTAAACTACATGCTAAGTATGTTAAGTTATTAGTCAATGTTAAATTAAAACATACCAAATTAAGTTCTGATTATAATATGTTGCGAAAAAATAAATTTCGTTACTATCGTGGAGAACTTAGTCGTGACGAATTAACTCAGTTAGATTGGCCACAGTGGCAGGGTGTTAAACCATTGAAGAATGAGATGGACGAATTTCTTCAGGGTGACACCGATCTAAATATATTACGAGTTAAGATTGATTATCTTGAAACGATGATATATTTTTTAGAATCTGTTCTTGGTCAAATTAAAGCCAGAGACTGGCAAATTAAGACCCATGTTGAATGGAAGAAATTTTTAGCTGGAATGTAATGATTATTAAAATTGAGAAACTTGATGAAGTTTATGTTCGTGTATTTTCAGAAGCATCTATCGAACAAGAAATTTCTGACTTCTTTACCTATGAATATCCAGGTGCTAGGTTCACTCCACAATTCAGAGCACGTCTGTGGGACGGTAAAGTAAGGTTATATGATCAGGTTCGTAAAACTCTTTACGTAGGTTTAGTTTCTTACGTAGAAGAATTCGCTACTCGTAATGGTTATTCAGTTGAGTATGTGAATCAAGTTGTAAATATAAATCCAAACATCACAAACGAATCTATTGAATTGTTTGCTAAAACATTGGAACCACAGGGTCGTGGTAAACCAATCGAGATTCGTGACTATCAAATAGAAGCAGTGCAAACTGCTTTATCAAAAGAAAGAACATTGCTTCTTTCACCTACCGCATCTGGTAAATCATTTATTATATACACAATTATGCGTTGGCACTTGCTGGCCAAGCGTAAGTGTATTATTATTGTTCCAACAACATCCTTAGTTGAGCAATTATTCGCTGACTTTGAAGATTACTCATCAGCGAATAAATGGGATGTTTCTGGACACTGCCAAAAACTATATTCTGGATTCACAAAAGATTTCACTAAAGACGTTTTAATTACGACATGGCAGTCAGTATATTTACAACCAAAAGCGTGGTTCCGTCAGTTTGATGTAATCTTCGGTGACGAAGCTCATCAATTTAAAGCTAAATCTTTAACTACTGTTATGGAAAAGATGGATAACATTCGTTATCGTATCGGAACGACAGGAACATTAGATAATAAAAAAGTTCATAAGTTAGTGCTCGAAGGTATGTTCGGTCCAGTCCATAGAGTTACTACAACGAAAGCTCTAATGGAGACACAGAGACTCGCTCAGCTAAATATTACTTGTGTGGTTTTGAAATATTCAGAAGAGATTCGTAAAGGACGTAAGAACAATACCTACCAAGAAGAAATGGATTGGCTTGTTTCATTCGAACCAAGAAATAAATTCATTAGAAATCTGGCAGTAAAAAGTAATGGTAATACGCTGGTTCTTTTTCAATACGTTGAAAAGCACGGCAAAGTTCTCTACGATCTTATCAGGGAGAAGTGTCATGAAGACAGGAAAGTATTTTTTGTCTTCGGGGGTACTGAAACATCTGATCGTGAAGCGATTAGACATATCACCGAAGGAGAGTCTGATGCTATCATCATTGCATCGTATGGGACTTTCTCGACTGGCATTAATATACCTTCGATTGAGAATGTTATTTTTGCGAGTCCTTCGAAAAGTAAAATTCGTAACCTACAATCGATAGGTCGTGGACTTAGACTTAAAGATGGTAAATTGCATTGCAATCTTTACGATCTTGCCGATGATTTACATTGGAAGTCATGGAAAAATCATACATTAAATCATGCTGCTGAAAGGTATAAAACTTATGCCGAAGAGCAATTTGAAATCAAACTTGTGGAGGTAGACCTTGTTAAAGGGTGATGAACATTATGTCGTCGTTAAACTAATTACTGGTGAGCAGGTAATGGCTATATTAGAATATGAATCTGATGAGACCATTGAATTAGTTTATCCGATGTTGATTAGGTTAATCCCAGTTATGTCTGGTGAAAAACCACATGAGCATGTTATGGCTACTCCATATTCACAATTCGCCGATAGTGCGCATATCACAATACACAAAAGTCATATAGTATTTTTAGAAAATTTGCATCACATGCTTATCCCACATTTTACAAGATTGGTAGCTGAGAATGAAGACCATGTTCTTGTTTCTCGCCAATCAGATGGAAGTGTTAAGAAAGCTGAAGATTTGGATTGGGGTGATGAGCAAGAGATGATTGAAGAAGCAGAATCTCTCTCGACAGAAGAACTACAGAAAAGAATCGCTATGCTTGAATCAATCTTTGGTAAGGAAGAACCTACTGAAGAGCAAGAAGATCAAAGAACTTTTGTCAAAGGTAATGACACATTACATTAATCAGATCAAACCCTACACCGTAAGTTTACCTCGGTGTCAAATAAATGTAAAGTTTATTTTCATTGCAAATTTACAATATTATAAAACTTGACAAATAATTCAATTAGAAGTAAACTTACTCTAAATGACTGGTTCAACCCCAGTTAGGATATATCGTGGCACAATACGTAAACAACGCTGACTTTTTAGCAGCAATTAAAAAATACAAACAGACGATAAAAGACGCAGAAGAAAAGGGTTTACCTAAACCACAGATTCCAAATTATCTTGGTGAGTGTATTTTAAAGATCGCGACACATTTGTCGTATAAACCAAACTTTATTAATTACACATACAAAGATGATATGATTCTTGATGGTATAGAAAACTGTATCAACTACTTTGATAATTTTGATCCTGAAAAATCAAGTAATCCTTTTGCGTATTTCACACAAATTATTTACTATGCATTCTTGCGAAGAATTCAGAAGGAAAAGAAACATTCTTATATCAAGAACAAATTGATACAAGACATGGCATTTGATTCTTTTGATATTCAGGCTCATGATGAAGATGGTCATTATCATAATGCTTATCTAGACTTCATGCAAAATAATAGTAATTTCGACAGTTCTTCTTTTGAAGTTAAGAAGAAAGAAAAAGTTAAAAAGAAAACATCATCGCTAGATGATTTTATTGAAGGTGATAATGATGAGTCAATCGATAAGGGACTTGATTCGTGAACTTAATAATGGTGGTAATGCATCTGCAGTAGTATCACGAGTTAAGTCAAGAAGTAGATTTAGAGCGAAACAGAATCGTAACAAGAAACTTCTTCGCAGATATACATGGGATGCAACAGATAATCAATTTAGCTTGAAAGATATTATGAGTAACAATGACAATAAAATTTTCCTTGGCGTTTCTGATGTTGAAGATCTAATCACATCTGAAGTTATGAAGCGTCGTGCTGAAACAGGTAAAACCACTGTTCAGCGTGAAACCACTGTTCTTTGTAATCGCGAACGCTGGGCTAAGTGGGCTGAAGTGTTTTATCGCAGCAATCTTTACATTCAAAACAATTCTTCTTCTGGTATGATTATTGAAGAGGACACTGACAACTTTGTTAAGTTTGATGTTAATTCAAACACAACAACAGTTCGTGCTTATGGTGACGCTAAGTTCGCTGAAGAAATGGTTGAGAATGTTGAAGCTACATTTGATGTAGTTACTTCTTATGTTGAGTGGATCTATTCAAGCGATGGTAACTCTGTTAATGTTCCATTGAATCGCGATCGTCTTCCTGTTGAAGAAATGTATCCTTTCCTAAATGGAGAATCCCTAAGCGATTACTATGATCGTTATATGGCTTCTTCTGCAAATATTCTTCTTTTGATTGGTCCCCCAGGAACTGGTAAGACAACATTCATCCGTGGTCTTTTGGCTCATCGTAACTGCTCAGCTATCGTAACTTACGACGCTCAAATTCTTGAGAAAGATGGTTTCTTTGCTCGCTTCATTGAAGATGATGCTGAAGTTATGGTTCTTGAAGACAGCGATGCTTTCTTAAAATCACGTAGCGATGGTAATACAATGATGCATCGTTTCCTTAACGTGGGTGATGGACTTGTAACTACCAAAGGTAAGAAGATGATTTTCTCAACTAACTTACCGAGCATTCGTGATATTGACTCAGCGTTGGTTCGTCCAGGACGTTGCTTTGACATTTTGACATTTGATCAACTAAACAAAGAATCTGCCGATAAACTGGCAACTAAACTTGGTGTTTCAGTTGGTAATGATAAATCTAATTATAGTTTGGCAGAAATTTTCAATAAGCAATCTCATGCTGCGACAGCATCTACAAATAGAAAGGTGGGTTTCGTGTGATCAGAACAAGAGTTATGTTTAATGATGGAATCATCAGCGAAGGGCAGTTTTTTGATATAGATGAACTGTCTCAATATATTAAGTCATGGGGTAATAACATTTTAACTTTGGAGGTAGATGTTGAAAGTAGCGATAATAACAGACCAGCATTTTGGTGCGAGGAATGATAGCGTCTCATTTTTAGATTTTTATCAAAAGTTTTATGACAATACTTTCTTTCCTACTCTTGACGCAAATGATATTGACACTGTTTTTATCCTTGGCGACACTTTTGATAGACGCAAATATGTAAACTTTTATTCGCTTCAAAGAGCTAAGGATATGTTCTTTGAAAAATTAAAAGAGAGAAACATCAATGTTCATATGTTGGCTGGTAACCATGATACCTACTACAAGAATACCAATGATGTAAATTCGCCAGACTTATTGTTACGAGAGTACGATAATATCAATGTCATTGATAGTCCAACAACAATCAATGTGTATAATACAGAATTTTGTATGATGCCATGGATTTGTCCAGAGAACTATAAAGAATCATTGGACGAGATCAAAACTACCAAAGCAGAAATTTGTATGGGACATTTTGAGATTGCTGGTTTCGCCATGTACCGTGGAATGGAAAGTCATGAAGGTCTCAATAAACAATTATTTGAAAAGTTTGATCTGGTTTTTTCTGGGCATTATCATCACCGTAGTGATGATGGTCACATTTATTACCTCGGTAATCCCTATGAACTTACTTGGCAAGATTATAACGACCCAAGAGGATTCCATCTGTTTGATATCAGTACAAGACAGCTCGAGTTCGTACGAAATCCTTATACTATGTACGCAAGAGTTGAATACAACGATAAAGAGCAAGAACCAATCGAACTCGACACCCTGGATCTAAAAGATCATTATGTTAAACTTGTAGTTGTTAACAAAACTGATTATTATAAATTTGACAGATTTATTCAAAAGTTGTATAATAAAGGGTGTCATGAGATCAAAGTTGTCGAGAACATGTCTGAGTTTGAAGACGGAGAGATCGGCGAAGAGATAAACTTAGAAGATACTGTCAGCGTTCTTTCTCATTATATTGATTCAGTTGAAACTGATGTTGACAAAGAACAAGTTAAGACTTTTATGAAATCTTTATATACTGAGGCAATTAACGTAGAGGTTGTATAATGATTCAACGACAGATTCAATTTTTCTGGCCACTCACAGAACAGATCCCTTTGGATTTAGATTATACTGTATGTGAACGACCGAAGCCATCAGTATCTTTATGTGACATGACAACAATATCAATAGTAGCACCTAATACTGGAACATTCTCATGGTCTCAGCGTATAGGAGATTGGGAAATTCAAAGTCAAAACGAAACACCAAGTAAACTGAAAAAGTTTATGACCAGATACTTACTTGGTTGGAAATGGATGGGGTAAATGATTGTATTTAAAAGTGTAGAATGGATGAATTTCTTATCAACAGGAAATTCAGCAAACAAAGTTTTACTTGATAAATCACCGACTACATTAATTATTGGTAAGAATGGTGAAGGTAAGAGCACAATCTTAGATGCGTTGTGCTTTTCATTGTTTG